GCAAAGGTGCGGACAAAGCGAAAGACAAGCCGAAAGACCAAAAAACTGTAAGTAAGGAGTAATGTAAGATGCCAGGTCATAAAAAAGCCAAAGGCGGAATGATGAAGAAAGCCAAAGGTGGGATGATCAAGAAAGCCAAGGGTGGGATGATCAAGAAAGCCAAGGGTGGAATGATCAAGAAAATGAACGGTGGTGTTGTAAAACGTTCTAAAGGATCTATGGTTAAGCGTGCCAAGGGCGGAATGATCAAGAAGAAAGCCAAGGGCGGAATGATCAAGAGAGCCAAAGGCGGCATGGTCAAACGGAAGCGGTAGATGGCAACTTCAGGATCAACAGACTTTGATCTTGACGTTGCAGATGTAATTGAAGAAGCCTACGAAAGATGTGGGCTTGAATTACGAACAGGCTATGACGCTAAAACTGCACGTCGATCATTAAACATCATGTTCTCAGAGTGGGCGAACCGTGGGGTAAACCTATGGACAGTTCGTCAAGGCACTTTAACTCTGACATCAGGTACGGCTGCTTACACTTCTAGCAATGGTCTAGCTTCTCCAATGAGTGACATTCTTGAGGTTGCTATTCGTCGCAGTGGTACAGACTTCAGTGTTGATCGCATAAGTCGTAGCGAGTTTTTAAACATTCCTGTTAAAACAACCACGGGAAGACCCTCACAGTTTTACTTCAATCGTCAGATTAGTCCTGAGATCACTCTTTGGCCTACGCCAGAAAACAGTTCTGACATACTCGTGTATTACTACATTACTAGGATAGAAGATGCCGACACCTTGGTTAACACAACAGATTTGCCGTATCGTTTTCTACCTTGCATGGTTGCTGGTCTGGCTTACTATCTTGCCTTGAAACGAGCTCCAGAAAGAGTGCAGTTGTTGAAGGTGGTGTACGAAGAAGAGTTCCAACGTGCGGCAGACGAAGACGAGGATCGTGTTTCTTTAAAACTACAACCAGACATTCAGTACATAAGGTTCTGATATGGCTAGATACGCTTCTGCAAGAAAGACATACGGTATCTCAGACAGGTCTGGGTTTCGCTATCGTCTTCGTGAAATGCGTAAAGAGTGGACGGGCTTGATTGTTGGGCCAGATGAATATGAACCTAAACATCCACAACTAGAAGCACCTAACAACGTATCTGATCCACAAGCTGTTCGAGACCCAAGACCTGATCAGACAGAAACTGTATCTGTTTTTCTGCTCACTGATTCAGTTGGACTGCCCACAGAGCGGTTAGTACTATTTGGCAAAGTGGGTGAGGTTACGGTGACGACATGAGTTTTACTTTCGCAACGCTTAAAACTGCAATACAAGACTACACTGAGAACACAGAGACAACGTTCGTTAACAATCTTCCTTTGTTTATTCGAGCGGCTGAAGAACGCATACTTAAAAGCGTTCAACTGTCGTTGTTTCGCAAGAATGTGACAGCCAGTTTTACTTCGTCTAATCAGTTTTTAAGCATACCGTCTGATTTTTTAGCACCGTTTTCTTTGTCGTTTACAGACAGCAGTAGTAATAAGAACTTCCTACAGTTCAAAGACGTTAACTTTATACAAGAATTTACGCCTAATTCAGCAACCACGGGTAGCCCTAGATATTATGCGGTGTTTGACGTGGGCAACTTTATTGTTGCACCAACACCAGCTAGTGCTCTTGCTGTTGAATTACACTACTATTATAGGCCAACAAGCCTAACAGCAGGAGCAGAATCAGGAACCACCTGGCTTTCTGATAATGCAGAGCTTGCTCTTTTGTATGGTTCTCTTTACGAGGCGTACACTTTTATGAAGGGAGAGGCTGACATCCTACAAAACTATAATGCTAGGTTGGTTGAAGCGATTGCGACACTTAAAGTGTTAGGAGAGGCTAAAGAAGTCACACAGGAGTATCGTGTGGGCAAGGTGGTTAGGAAAATACAATGATAAATGGCATGGGAATGGGAGCAATATCTCCGGTTCAGATAGTTACTACGAATAATCGAGGACACACACCAGAGGAACTTGCTTCTCTTTGTGCGGATAAAATAATTAGTGTTGCTGACAGTGCAACACCAGAAGTTCGTGATCAAGCTAGGGCTTTTAGAGATAGCCTCGAAAAGTTTATCGCGCACTATATGAAACAGGCGATTCGTTCAGATCGGACGACTGTGTATAATGCAATCAGAGATGCTGGTCACGACAAACTAGCTGAATATATAAGGAGACTGTAATGGCCTTTAGTGGAAATGCTTTGTGCAATAGTTTTAAAAAAGAACTGCTTGAAGCAGGTCATAATTTTAAAAATAGTGGTGGCAGTGCTTTCAAACTAGCTCTGTTTGATAATAACGCAGTTCCCTCAGATATGGGGGGATCTGGCAGTACGATGGATGCCAGTGTTACGAACTATGCTACTAACAACGAAATCACTGGCTCAGGATATACCGCGAAAGGAGAAGCACTTACTCGCGTTAATCCTTCGCTCGACAGTTCAACTGCGATTACTGATTTTACAGATTTGGTATTTTCAACTGTAACCATTTCTGCTGTACGCGGTGCTGTGATTTTCAACGATGATGCTAGTAATGATGCGTCGGTTTGTGTTTTGGATTTTGGTGGAGACAAGGCCGCTAGTGCTGGCGATTTTACAATTGTTTTCCCAACAGCCAATGCGAGTAACGCAATAATTAGAATCGCCTAACCGCGTTGTTAAGGAGACCCTAAAGTGTCTAACGGTTGGGGCGAAGGCAATTGGGGTCAAGGCGGCTGGCAGGACATTGATGATGTCGCTGTCTTTGAGGGCTGGGGAGCGGGCGGCTGGAATGAGTCTGCTTGGGGCCAAGTTGCTGGTATTAGCACTGGAGCAACCGCCAGTGTAGGTTCAGTAACCACAACAACTTCAGTTAGTGTATCTGTTACCGGTGTATCCGCGACCGGTGGCGTTGGATCGGTAACTATCAATTTTGAACAAGATGTTTCTGTCACTGGTGTATCCGCGACCGGTGGCGTTGGATCTGTTACTACAACAACTGATGTAGATGTCTCTGTCACTGGTGTATCCGCGACCGGTGGTGTGGGAGCGGCGACTGTCGATGGTGAGGCAGATGTCTCTGTCACTGGTGTATCCGCAACCAGTAGTGTTGGATCTGTCACTACAACAAGCGATGTAGACGTTTCTGTCACTGGTGTCTCTGCAAGAGGTAACCCTGAACTAGGCGGTGCGTTTAACGCTGAGTATTTCGTTCCTACAGATTCAGGTAGCCCAAATGTCAAGGTCATGGCATTTGAAGACAACACCACTGTTTCTTCTGACGGATCGTCTCTCGGAACAATCAGTTCGGCTGGCGGGACACTTACTGTCAGTGCCTCCGACTACGAAAACAAACTGATATCTGCCGATAAGCCAATCACGCTACAGAGTGCTAATAATGAAACTACCGGTGTGCCTACATCTTGGCAGGGTACATCGTTCGGTCTTCGGAACACACGAAACGATGTTCATCTGCAATTTAGATCCATATCAGGCACGGCAACTGTTGAGATATTCAAAGATGGGTCGCTGGTAACCACACTTAGTGTTCCAGATAACACTACAACGATACAAATCTACTCAGAAGATACTAGTGACCCTGAGTACCAAGTATTCTCAGATTTGCCGATTGTTGGCTTCTTGTCGCGTGATGCCGGTTTTAATGACACACGTCCTTTATTTCCCGCAAGCAGAGAGATTTATGGTTTTGCGGCGAGCAGTGCAAACATAGTCAAGGTAGAAAATTACGGCTCATCATCTAGTTATGCAGAGTTTGAGTCAGATGGCACGACTAGTAGCACCACAACCATAAGCACGGTTCGAAGTACAGGCGGCGGTGAATTAGACTTCAAAGGTCCATCTATCCGGGTTGTAACAGCGGAAGATGTGGCGGGTTTTTCAATCGCAGATGGTGATGGTGGAGAAAAGACAAGTTTTATAGCAGAAGGATGTTTTGCTCACGAGTTTAGATTAATCGAAGCCGCAGAGTTTCTTGCCATCATGGGTGCGCCGGGAACCGATAGTCGCAATATTAATGTCTTCGACTCAAGCGGCAACCTAATCGACACCGTTCAGCTTAGTGGCGATACAAGTAGTTCAAATTTCCCAACTAAGGTTCAAATAGTTTCTAACTCTACGACAGACTCGAACCTTACGCCTATAGCAAAATCTTACGATTTGACCGCAGGTGTGCGGATCGTATCTGAAGTTCCTGTTGGCGTTATTGTTGAGGATCTTAGTTCAAACAACGAAGAAAACCTTTTTGGACTTAGATTCTTTGGTGGAATTGTAACAGGTGTTGCAAATATCACAGCCACGGGTGTCGCTGGCACCGGCAGTGTCGGCACAGCAACTGTCACGGGCGATGCCAATGTTTCTGTCACAGGTGTTTCAGCCACAGGCGGCGTTGGTTCTGTCATTGTTGAGATTAACTTTAGCGTAAACGTTACAGGCGTCTCAGGCACAGCCAGTGTTGGTCAAGTGAATTCCACACAAAATGGCGTGTCCTCAACAGGTAGTGTTGGTTCTGTAACTGTATCAGGTGACGCTAATGTTTCCGTTACAGGCGTATCAGCCACAGCTAGCGTCGGATCAGTAACCGTATCAGGTGATGCCAATGTATCAGTAACCGGTGTATCAGCAACCGGAAGCCTTGGAGATGTCTTCTCCACACAAAATGGTTTGTCAGCCACCGGTGGTGTCGGATCAGTAACCGTATCGAGCGATGTCAATCAAACGGTTACTGGTGTATCTGCAACGGGTGGTGTGGGTGAGGTCTTTTTAACTCAAGGCGGTGTATCTGCAACCGGTGGTGTAGGCGCGGCCACTGTATCTAGCGATGTTAATGAGACAGTTACCGGTGTTTCAGCAACAGGCGGTGTAGGAAGTGTAACAGCCGAAGGCGATGCAATCGTTGTAGAAACAGGCTTTGGCATGACCGCAAGCCTTGGATCGGTTACTACTACAAGAGGCGATAAGGCGTTTGTCACAGGCGTATCCGCTACCTCCAGCGTTGGTGAGGTTTTCCCTACACAGAATGGTGTCTCAGCTACCAGTAGTGTTGGTGAGGTTTTCCCTACACAGAATGGTGTATCCGCAACAGCAAGTGTCGGGTCAGCAACTGTATCAGCCGATTCTAACATCTCAGTTACAGGAGTATCAGGAACTACAAGTGTTGGCTCAGCAACTGTATCAGGTGACGCCAACGTATCTGTATCAGGTGACACAGGAGTATCTGCAACCGGCAGTGTTGGCTCTGTTACTGTATCAGCCGACTCTAATATCTCAGTTACAGGAGTATCAGGAACTACAAGTGTTGGTGAAGTATTCCCGACACAGAATGGTGTCTCTGCAACAAGTGCGGTTGGATCAGCGACAGCCTCTATTTCGATCAGTGTTTCAGTTACCGGTGTCTCTAGCACTGCTAGTGTTGGCTCTGTCACCACCATAAGAGGAGACAAAGCTTTTGTCACAGGCGTGGCTGCAACAGGTGAAGTTAGCCCTGTTTTAATCTGGGCTAGTATAATTCCTGATCAGGTAGCAGATTGGAATGAGATAATAAACGGCACTACAACAACTTACAGCAGTATTACACCCAGCCCTGGAACAAGTTATAGTGCGATTGTTCCAAGTAATGAAACGACATATACTGAAATAACGCCTAGCCCTAACAGTGTATGGGAAGAAGAAACAGCGTAGAGGAGAGGATTAATGCCTAGTACCTTTGTAAATAATCTTCGATTAGAAGAGATGGCAACGGGAGAAAACTCAGGGACGTGGGGTACAAAAACCAACACAAACCTAGAGCTAGTCTCAGATGCACTTGGCTTTGGCACTGAAAGCATTACCACGAATGCTGACACTCACACCAGTACGATAGCAGACGGAGCCACTGATCCTGTTCGAGCTATGTTTATACAGTACACAGGGACGTTGGACTCAACGTGTACGATAACAATAGCACCCAATACAATTAGTCGTGTGCACATTATAGAAAATGCTACCACCGGCTCTCAAGATATCATAATTAAACAGGGGTCTGGAGCAACAGTTACGATACCAAACGGACAGACCTCAGTAGTTTATTTAGATGGGGCGGGTGCTGGCGCAAAAGTTGTTGATGCTCTAACTGATTTACGTTT